TATCTCTCCATATTGGGTATATGTCATCTTTCACTCTAACTCCCATATCTTCTTAAACTCTAACTGGCCTGATTGAAAGGCGTCTTTCAGCCTTTCCCTGCCGTCACTATGGAACTTAGTAACCAGATAAGGCTCAGCTATTGTGCCTTCTAGCCATTCAACTCTTTCACCATTTGGATCAATAACATCATCGCCATTGATATAGTGGAACTTATCTAGTATCGCATCGCGAGATGATTCTCTTACTGTCTCAACTATCTCGCTAGATATATTGCTTTTTACCCATTTAACAAACTCGCGCTCATTCTTCACAACCCACTTAAATTTAGGCTTACTGGTAGTCACATAAGCAATCACATCATCACCATATTCAGCCTTGACCCTATCTGCCCCAATAGCGTCCATTTCGGCTTGTAAGGCCGCTCTCAGCTTATCCTTAGCCTTCTTGGCCTCATCAGCTATCAGACTGACTGCTGCTAACTCCAGGCTCAGTTCCTTGATTCCCATCTCTTTGCTCCCTTTTTTTTGCTCTGTTTAACCTAACTTCTAATGAGTGGATATTGATGCCACAGTCTCTAGCGATAAATTCCTTGTCAAATCCCCACTCCATCAATTGACGGATATATCTAATAGAGTGGGGCTTTGCCATCGTCGTAGGGCCTTTCTAGCGTCGTATTACCATTCCAGTATGACACCATCTGCTTCTCAAATCCAGCAGCCAAGCGGCATATTCGGCAGTGTCCTGCTTTCATTTTCCAATTACCGCATTTATCGCATCTTGAAATATCATCTTCTTTACTAGCTACGCGATCTGCTGGATAAATGATGCGCTGAAGGAAGCATCGCTGACATTCAATTAACCACACTTCCTCTGGCGCTTCTGCTATATCACTTGTCTCATACCGATTTAGCTCAATATGCGGAGTAACTAGCTTGCAATTTGAGCAGTTAAATGGATGAGCGTCTTGTTTCATTTTTGAAAGACCCAATGCCCATCTGAACCAATACGCATCCACTTAGCAGGATGGCCAGACTTAGGCGTTGGACATACCCAGCCCCTATATTCCTTGCCTTCCTTAGTGCCTTGCTTAAGAACCATTGGCCCATCTCCTCCAGAGCAAAGCGGTATTTCATCAATTATCTCTGCACCGAATTCTTTAGTTATCTGTGCAACATCCCAGACAATTGGCTCAGGGTCATTAGGGCGCTGTTCTTTTATGAATTCCGCAAGAGCTGGCTTAGTCGTTTCAATTGCCTTCTTTGGGCTTTGTTTAGTCTTAGCGAAGTATCCAGCGAGGTTAAGTGCGCGTCCCAACGATCCAGTTTCCGCAAGCTCGAGTGCATATTGCTTGGATTTAGACTCACTGGATAAACCTGTAGTCCAAGGATGTGTGTCAGCTTCAGTGCGATATAACTCAGTTTTAATGATATAGACATCACAATTAGCCACAAGCGACTCCGCCAAGATATGAGTCTTGATTCTATAATCTGGATAAGCATTTATAAACTCCTTTAATCGGTCTTGGACTGAAACATAATCATCTAGGTAATTCGACATCTAACTTCTCTCTCCCTGCGAAATCACTTATCGCATCTTCTAATTGTTCTTTTAATGAGTAAAATGTGCCATCTGGCCAGTTCTGTGCTTCATCGGCGCAAGGCTGGCAATAGAACCTGACCTGTGCTTTACGAAACGGTGTCTCGCTTTGGACTTTCCAAACTGCTGGTGTCATAGCTCTTAAATCCCAGCCATTCTTATTTTGTCCCCAGCGATATTTGCAATAATCGCAGTATTGATTCGTATTATGATTGCGAGTCAAACTCAATGTCGTCCCAATCTTCTGGTGTAGAAAATCTGCATCGACCCAAGATAGCGGAATACCCAATGAGATCGAGATACGAATCTTGGCGCTCTGGACTCTCCAGCATTCTTGAGAGTTTGGTCGCGATAGCAATAAGCGCCAAGTCAGCTGGGTCTCGGAGCTGAATACCGAGTGCTTTACAGATTTTGAAAATGCGTAGAAAATTGTGCCTCGGGTCACCATACTCGATGCCCCTGTCGAGTAATGTGTTTCCAGCATCTTCGAGCCAGTCACTTAACGATCTCTGTGAATCGGACACTTGACCTTCCTCTCTTATAACCTTCATTAAAGGCTTTGGCTTTAGATGAGTTCCAAAGACTCCAGATATAAAGGCCGATAAATGGAACTCCAATGATTATTCCTACTACTGCTTCATCAGATAAATTAGGCAACATCTGCGCTCACCCCATATTTATCAAGCCAGTATGCAGAGATTTCAGCCTTAGATAAACGGCCTCTGAGTTGTTTCTTGCCCATCCGCTCTTTAGCGAATCGTCTGATTATTGATCCCTTAACCCAATTTGTCTCATCAGTCCAAGCACCAGCTTGCGAGTCAAATCGAATAAGAGCTACTTTATTTACCATTTTGCTCCCGTTCTGTAATCCGTAAATGGATTAACGGGCTAAATGTATTTGATTAAATCTATTTAGACCAGCAATAAGTCGGCGAGTCGTATATCTAAAAAGCCAGCAAGTCGCTCATTGGTGGCTTTTTTGCCGAAGTCAGTAGTTATAGGCAACCGCTTCAAAGCCCACTCAGGCTCGCTTACAGCCCCTAGGTCGAACTGATAGACCCCTTTAGGTGTCGAATTGATATACAGGGTCTTAGCGCCCGTTCTAGCCCTTATATCTGCTAGATAGTCCCACTTCTTCTTCTCAATCATTAAAGTGTCGTAATGAGTCCTACGGCATTTGAGCTCGATATAGGAATTGTGAGTAATGCCATCTGCTCGGTCGGTCGCTGATAAGGGCGTTAAGTCTGGATAAAGCGACTTAAGAGCCTCAAAGAGTTCAACCTCTCGAAAGTAGATTAGTTGTCCTCTTCTCCATCTTCCCAACCAATCTTCCTCATTGGGTCATCGAGTGGCACTATCCAATCGGGATAAGAGCTACGATCCATAGCAAAGGCCAAGGCAGTTCCCTCATCCATTCCTGCTCTGCGACAAGCTTTATAAACTTCATTGGCAGCAATAGCCCAGAAATCAAGCTTTGTTAATGGGGTTTCTTTAGTAGTCCTGCGTCTTTTTGGACGCTTAACTGGCTTCTTACTTACGCGCTTTCGCGTTGCCATTTCTGACCCCTTTCGCTAGGGCCAATTCTAGCTGAGACTCCATTTTATCAAGGCGCGACACTATTGGAATATTCTCCAATTTAATTATGTAGCGAAGGCCAGCAATCAATAAGGCAATAGATCCCAATACTGAGGCAACTAAAGTGGCCAAGTCAGCCGCGGGCATTAACGGACTTTGCCGTAACGCTCATAATTTGGATTGAGCCAGTTAATGATGCTAGGCAAGACTGACACTAGAGCGGCATTTGCAATTGCATTGACATCTAGGCCTACTGCTAGATAAGTCGCTAGGGCTGTCGCTAGGAATGTCTTTGCCCAGCTTTCGGCCATCTTCTTTAGGTCGCTCATTAGATTCTCCTTCAAGGTTAAACCATTTGCCATCTGTGTCTCCCAAGCTAGTAAATGATATATGGAAGTGACTACGATGAGGATTAGCGCCTGAGTATTTACGCCGCTTCCAGCCCAGTATTGGGCTCATAATCTTGCCATCGTAGATAATATATTTAATCCGCTTATCGCCCTTTTTTGCGCATTTACGAATCTTCTCAACTAATGCGTAAGCCTCTTCTTTATGAGCTGATAAATCAGAATCAATATCTAAAGCTCTGACGATTCCTCTTGCGTCTGGTATATGGTCAGAACTGCCCTTTGCAAGATGCCGAGCATCAGCCACCCAGCCATCAGACTTGCGATCCCTATCAGGATAATCGTCATCAATCTGATTCCTTAATTGAATTCCAGCAGCGCATAATTTAGGCACTTATCCACTCCAAATTATCTTCATCCCAATCCCATTTGCCCTCTGTTGGCATAGGCGTTGGCGGTTGCCAATCAAAGTTCTCGTCTAACGACCAAGATTGATAAGGCTGTGGCGCTATAAATACATCTGCCACAGGATTGTAGCTAAAACCAATGCCAGCATATTGCTTGCGAAAGTTATTACTATATGAAGTCTGAACCCAAGTGCCACCTAAACCTAAATCATTGGCTAAAAAATCTGCGCCTCTATGTTCTAAATCGTTATGAACAACTAAAACTTCGGTGACTAAATTATTTTCTATTCTTGCAAAGTGTGCCATTAGATCGTTATGCTCCCGCTTCCTGTCCAATGATAATAAGTGTATCCGCCATTAACTGTTCTCACTGGGCTACCTGTCGTTGCGGCTGCTGTGTAAGTTCCTGTAAATCTTAATAAAACGATACCTGAGCCGCCGTTTTGTCCTGCAGTATCT